CCCAAATTTTTACAATAGATAGTGTTTAGGTCTGGGTCACCATGTAAAAACGAACGGTCGTGCTTTTATTTTGCATGATGTTTTATGTGGTCAGTATTTACAATCATGGTTTTTTTAAAACATGATTTGTTCATTATGAATGATACAAAAAATAAAATTAAAAAAGTTTATAGATCACCAAAACCAAAAGATAAAAAATTTAATTATTATTGGGATTTGTTTGTTGATGCTGTTACATCAAAAGAAAATTTTATACCAGCACACCTAGAGCAATTAAAAATTTTATGCAAACTCTACACAGAAGTTGATCTTTTTAATGAAATGTTAATTGAAGAGGGATATGTTTTTGAGTCAAATGGTCGGTATGGAATACAAAAAAGACCATCTCCATATATCAACTTAAAATTAAAAGCAGTTCAAGAAATTAGGGCATATTCAAAAGTTTTAGGAATTACAATATCAAAAGAGTTAGCAGAAACGGATGATGATGATTCATGGTCATAGATAGTTTAAAATATCCCCATACTGCAAAAGGGATACAATACGCAAAAGATGTAATTAGTGGAAAGATTGTATCATGTATCTATGTACTTAATGCTTGCCAAAGATTTTTTAAAGACATAGAAACATCAAAACTTGCAGTTAGCAAATTTTATTTTGACTTTGATAAGTCTGAAAAATTTTTAAGACTTGGACAAAAATTTAATCACGTTAAGGGTGAGTGGAAAACTCCAAATGTGGTTTTTGAACCATGGCAATGTTTCATTTTCATGAATATCTATGGCTTTGTTTCAAGAGAAACTGGTTCAAGAAGATTTCGATCATCACACATTGAGGTGGCAAGAGGTAATGGGAAAAGTGCCATAGCATCTATTGTTGGCTTGTTCCATCTGTGTCTTGATGACATGGTTAAAGGAAATGAAATTTATTCTGCTGCCACAGGAAAGGAACAGGCCAAAATAATTTTAGATTCATCAAGAGCAATGGCAATGGCCAATCCATCTTTCTTAAAAAAGAAAAAAGTTAAGGTATTAAAGCATAAAATAACTCATGACAAAACCAATTCAGTATTCAAAGCACTATCATCTGACTCAAAAAGCCTTGATGGCCTTCAACCAGCATGTGCGTTGATAGATGAATTGCACTCTCATAAAACCAGGGAAGTTTACGATGTAATAGATTCAGCGATGTCTAAAAGAAAAGATTCTTTGATGTTTTCTATTACAACTGCTGGTTTCAAGATTACTGGAATTGGTTACTCTCAAAGCCAATATGCAAAAAAAGTATGCACAGGTGCCATTCAAGATGATGCTTTTTTTGCGATTGTATTCACTCTTGATGAGCAAGATGATCCATTTAATCCTGATGTATGGATTAAATCTAATCCAAATTGGGGAATCTCTGTTGATCCAATTAACTTTGCAAACAAAGCACAAAAAGCACAAACCAATCCAGAAGATAAAAATAATTTCATGGTTAAGCATCTAGATATTTGGAGTGCTGCCGCTAATCCATTCTTTGATGTTAAGAAATGGGATGCATGTAAAAAGGAAGGGTTGAGGATAGAAGATTTTTATGGTGAAAAATGTTTTGGTGCAATCGATTTGGCCAGCAAAATAGACTTGGTTGGTAAAGCATTTGTTTTTAAACCAGATGATTTTTATAGAATATTTTTCAAGGCCTATATTCCAGAAGAAAGATTAAAAGATTCAAGAAACAAAACAGCTTATTCTTTATGGGTTGAAAAAGGCTGGTTGAACGTAATGCCTGGCCCGGTCATAAATTATATGAGATTGCAAGACGAGTTGGAAGAAATATCTAAAAAAATTTTAATAGAGTCATTTTATTATGATCCATGGAACGCCAGAGAGTTTTCTCAACGCATGATCGAAAAAGATATTAATATGGTTGAGTTTTCAATGAATACATCTAATTTAAGTGAGCCAACCAAGAAATTTGACGCACTAATAAGAGAAGAAAAGATTTTCCATGATGGAAATCCTATGGTTTCATGGTGCATTGGAAATGTTGTTGCTAAAAAAGATGCGAAAGACAATGTTTTTCCTAAAAAGGAAATAGAAGACAACAAAATCGATCCTGCAATTGCTGGCATCATGGCCTTGGCCGGATACGTTCAGTATGAAAATGAAGACCAAAGTGCTTATGATAGGCAGGATAAAATTATTTTGTAAATAGTTCTTTTCTTTTTTATCTTTAAATGCATAAAATAATCCTTGATTAAAATTAAATAGTGTTTACTCTATTTATTATGGAGTTTTTAAATGTCAAAAATTTTATTTTTTAAAAAATTTGATGTTGTTAATAAATCTAATTCTTCAGCAGAGTTGATTATTTATGACATAATTGGAATTGACTGGTGGACAGGTGAAGGTGTTACAGCTAAGACCGTTCAAAAAGCATTGGGCGAAATTCCAACTTCAGTTGATGAACTTAATATAAGGATCAATTCACCTGGAGGTTCGGTTTTTGATGGCGTTGCCATCTATAACTTGATTAAAAACAGCAGATTTAAGAAGAAAAAAGTTTATATAGATGCATTAGCAGCTTCAGCGGCTTCTGTTATAGCTATGGCCGGCGATGAAATTATTATGATGGAAGCATCGTTAATGATGATTCACCAGGCATCAGTTGGTTCTTATGGTAATGCAGATCAACTTCAAAACATTGTTGATGAATTAAGATTAATTGATGATCAAATTACTTCAATCTATGCAAAGAAAACCAAAAAAGAAAGATTTGAGGTTTCAACTCTACTTAAAAAGAATGGCCCAGATGGATATTGGATGGATGGGGCAAAGGCAATTGAAGAGGGTTTTGCAACATCTGTTATTAGCAAAAAAGATGATGATGATGAAAAAACAATGAGGGCCGTTGCGCATTGGAATCCTGAAGCATCTAAAAATATGCCATGGATGAAGATGGCACCAAAGATGGCAACACAAAAAGATGTTGTTTCTGGTAAAGCAAAAAGTTTAAAACAAAATATTGAAAGTTTTTTAGCTCATCGAAAGTAATGTAGCTTCTTTCAATTAATTTTTAATAGGAGTATTTATGAACTTAGAGCAACTAAAGAAAAGGTTAGAGGAAATCAGAAATGAAATGGCAAAATTTGGCGACAGCTTAACCGAAGCTGAAGTTAATGCCTTATCTGCTTTGTCAGATGAAGCAAGTCAAGTTATGGCCAATATCACAACTCTTGAAAAAGCTGAAGCAGTAAAAGCTAAGATGAATCAAGGAACAGGCCGAACATCTGAACCTCAAGCTGTAGCACCTGCTGGCCATGTTAGAGTTGTTGAAAACGCTCATGAGTTAAGAACTCATGGCTTCAAAAGCCAAGGCGAATTTTACAAAGCAGTAATGAACGCTAGTCGTGGCATCGCTGACGATCGACTAACAAAATATTCAAGAAATGTTAACAATACAGCAATCTCTTCTTCTGGGGAAGACGGTGCATTTTTGGTTCCAGAAGACTTCAGAACAAACATTTTAAAGAAAGTAGAAGGTGATGAATCTCTACTAACAAGAACAACTGGAATTAACACTGAGAGAAATTCTGTTAGACTTCCAATCAATGAAACAGCACCATGGTCTGGTTCCGGTTTCGCTGCTTACTGGAAAAACGAGGCCGCTGCTTATACAGCTTCAAAAGATGTTTTTGGTTCAACATTGTTTGAGCTACAAAAACTTACTTGCTTGGTTAATATCACTGATGAATTACTTGATGATGCTCCAGCACTAGAAAGCTGGATCAACGCAAACGCTCCATCAGCAATGTTACATAAAGTTAATGATGCAATCATTGGTGGCGTTGGCGGTGATCGTCCATTAGGTTTCTTAAACTCAAGCTTTGCTTACACTGTTGCCAAAGAAGGTGGTCAATCAGCAGACACAGTTCTTTATAAGAACGTGGCAAAAATGTATAACAGAATGTTACCAAGTTCTGTTAAAAATGCTGTATGGTTAATCAATCCAGCAGTTCAAGATCAATTAATGTTCATGGAGTTTGCTCCAGGTTCTTCAACTCCAGTTCCAGTCTACCTTCCAGCCAACGGTGCTTCAGGGCAGCCTTTTGCAACACTTTTTGGACGGCCAGTTCTTCCATTTATGGGTGGAACAAAAGCACTTGGCGATAAAGGTGATATTGCTTTTGTTGACCTTGCTTACTATATTTCAGTAATGAAAACTGCTGGAATTAAGCAACAGTCATCAATCCATGCTTACTTTGCTCAAGACATTCAATCCATCAAGTTCACAATGAGAGTTGGTGGCCAGTGTCCATTCAAGTCAACTGTAATGACTCAGAATGGTTCTTATGAAATGTCTGGTCTAGTATTGCTTGAAGATAGATAATAATTGGGCCTAGCAATAGGCCCTTTATTTATTTTTAGTGTGTAATTAAATTTTTTAACAAGTAAAAACAAGAGGGTAAAAAAATGAAAGAATTATTTTCCGATAAACACGTTGTAAAAAGTTTGCTTTTAGCAGACATTGATTCAAGTCAAACTTCTGCAAGAATTGAACTTTCAAAGCTTCATAAACTTGCAATTGTTATTAATGCTGCTTCACTTGCCGCAGATTTGGCTTTTACTGTAAAGCAGAGCAATGCTGCATCTGGTGGAACCACAAAAGAACTTTATCAAACAACTCCATATTATGTTAAAGCTGGTGCCGCAACGTCTTTTACAAAAACAGAGCAAAGCACACCAAACGATACATACAATCTAGCATCACTTAACAATGCTGTTGGCGTTGTTGTTGTTGAGATTGACCCAAGAGAAATGGATTTTGAAAATGGTTTCAAATGGGCACATATTGTATTCACTGATCCAGCCGCAGCAAGAATTGTATCTGTGCTTGGCGTTTCTGATGAACCACGTTTCATGCCTGGATACTCTCAAGCTATCTAATTTTTTTATTAATTTTTTTAGGCCCCATTTTTCTAATGGGGCCTTCTTTTAATTTTCGAGGTTGTTATGAGCAAGGAAAAAGGTGGAAAAATTTTATTCATTGAAACAAAAATTTATGGAGATAAAGTTTTCAGCCCTGGCGATGTTGTAAGCTTTGACAGAGATGATATTGTTGATAGATGGGAAAAGAGAGGACAAATTAATGTTTCTGCTTTAGATTCATCTAAAATAGAAAAATTAATTGAATCAAAACTTAGCAAAATTGATTTTGATTTGTATAAAATGAAAAAAGCAAAACAAGAACAAGCTAAGGTTGAACCAGTTAAAACTGAACAAGCTAAGATTGAACCAACTAAGGCAGTTGTTTCTGGGAAAGAAAAATAATTTTTTATCTTTATAAGTTTGGGTTGATATGAAAGAGAATTGGCTGCAAAGACTTTATAGAAATATAAGCTTTAAAAGAAGAGAGACTGATTCAATAAGAAGGATGCACATTAGAACTGCTGGGACTTATATCAATGCTGATACAGCAATGGAAATTTCTGCATACAATAGTGGCCTTATTTACATATCAACTCAAATTGCAAAACTTCCATTTGAGGTAAAAAATTCAAACAATGAAGTTCAATATAATTCAGCAATAAATAATTTAATTGATCTAGCCCCAAATATAGAAATGAATAGTTTCTTATTTAGATTAATGGCAGTTCAAACAGCCATCAATTGGGGAAATTTCTATGCAGAAATAGAAAGAACTCCATCTGGAAGACCTTATGCTTTATGGCCAATCCATCCATTAGATATGTCACCCGAAAGAACGTCTGACACAAAAAGACTTGTTTATAAACTAAATTATCCAAACGCTAAAAAACAATATCTTGAACCAAGAGATGTTTTTCATATCAGAAATTTTCACACAAAAGATGGAATTGTTGGCATGTCTCTGGTTGATTATGCGGCAGATGTTCTTGGTATTGCCAAAGGTTCAAATAATTTTGGTTCAAGTGTTTATGCAAATGGGGCCATGCCATTAGGTGTTTTAGAAACAGAAAAAGCAATGAAAGATGATACGATAAAAAAATTAAAAGAAACATGGAAAGAACTATACGGTGGAAGAAATGTTGCCGAAATAGCAGTTCTTCAAGATGGTTTAAAATTTAAACCAATATCAATGAACCCTGAAACATTACAATTTTTGCAAACAAAGAAATTTTCAGTAATTGAAATTGCAAGATTTTTAAGAGTTCCACCAACAAAACTATTTGATACTGAAGCTTCAACATACAACAACACAGAAAATGCAAACCTTGAAGTAGCAACAGACACACTTGATCCATGGTGTAAAAACTTTGAAACAGAAGTTGATATTAAGCTTTTGGATTACAGGAAAGGTGGACTAAGATCATCAATGGATTTGGATGCAGTATTTAGGGGTGACATGGAATCGAGAAGTAAATATTTTACTTCAATGTTTGGGATTGGTTCCATTAACTCTAACGAGATAAGAAAGAAAGAAGGAAGACCTTCTTATGATTCTGGAGATGAATTTTATATAGCTTCAAATAACTATGCTCCAGTTTCAAAAATAAAAGAAGTTATTGATGCTGAGATAGAGGCAAAAAAATCTAAAGCAAAATCAGACGAGTCGGTTAAAAAAGCAATAGAAAACAATTTTAATATGAATTAAGGATTGTTCATGGAGCATGAATTAATTCTCTTTCTAATAGAATCAAGAATAAAAAAAGAGCTAAGAAACATTGAAAAAAATGTTTTAGTTCCAAGAACTCCAAGAAATGGAAGAGATTTTGTATTTGAAGATCATGAAGATAAGATTTTCAAAGAAATAAGAACAACCATTGATGAATTGGCCCCATCTCTAAAGTTAAAGCTATCAGACCTATCAGAGAGTGAAATTTCTGGTTTAAAAGGAAAAGATTTTTCATTTGAAGAAAATGAAAATCAAATAAATTCATTAATCAAAAAATTTGTATTGTCAATTAAGAGTGATTTAAAGCTTAAATTTTCCGATCTTTCAGAAGACGAAATTTCTGGTTTAAAAGGAACTGATGGCAAGGATGGGATCGATGGAAAAAACGGATTAGACGGTGAGAATGGAAAAGATGGCCGTGATGGTCTTAATGGCCGAGATGGAAGACATGGAAATGACGGAAAAGACGGAAAAGATTTTTTGTTTGAAGAAAACAAAGAAGAAATATCAGATTTAATAAAAAAATATTTTGATAAGATAAAAAGCGATCTAAAAATTACATTATCTGATTTAACTGATGAAGAAATTAAACTTATAAGAGGGCCAAGAGGGTATAGAGGTCAAAAAGGTGACAAGGGATCAGATGGTAAAGATTTTTCATTAGAAGAATCTTCACAGTTTATTTCTAGTGAAATACTAAAAATATTTAACAACCAAAAAGACTCTCTAAAGTTTAAGTTTTCAGATTTTACAGAAAATGAAATCTCTGGTTTAAAAGGAAAAGATGGCCGCGATGGAAGGCCTGGGAAATCAGCTTTTGATTTATGGGTAACTCAAGGTAATTTGGGTGCACTTGAAGACTTTTTAAAATCATTAAAAGGTGATATTGGGCCAAGAGGCGCACCAGGGTTGATTGGATTAAATGGTTTAGATGGAAAAAATGGTCTAAATGGAAGAGATGGTCAAGACGCACCATATATTACAGAAGTTTCTGTTAATTCTTTAAAAAAAAATAAAATTAGTTTTACATTTTATTTTAGCAATGGTTTCTCTATCGAAACAAATGAAATAGAACTACCAATCAGTAAAGATGTTTACAATTCTATTGTTTATGCATTTTCTTCTGCCTCGCAAAACGATGACTCCACAGATGCTATTTTTTATAATCTATGTGAAATCGAATCAAATGGAACGCTTTTGATTGAAGATGACGGTGGAGTAAATATTAAAAATAGTTTGTCAAAAAGCCAAGTAATAAGAAACAATGTTACAGTAAGTAATTTAGGTGAACTAACAATTGAGTCGTCATCAGGACTTGATTTAAAGGACAATTAAAAATGTCAAAAATAACAATGGAGATTGGATCAGTCCCACCCACACCAGCGGCAGGTAAAATTGTTGTCTACCCTAAAAGCGATTTGAAATTATATCAAAAAGATGAAAACGGATTAGAGACTCAATTTGGTGGAACTAGAGGAATCTTGTCTGGGCCATCAGCACCGACTGGATCAGATGGTGTGGATGGTGATTTTTATATTGAGACAACATCATTAACAATTTACGGCCCTAAGGCCGCTGGTGTTTGGGGAAGTGGCACGTTAATGATTGGTGCCACAGGTGCTCAAGGCATCCAAGGCATCCAAGGCATCCAAGGCATCCAAGGCGACACTGGCCCTCAGGGAAATGTTGGCCCTCAAGGAGCGCAAGGCCCATTCGGAGCAACAGGAGCCGATGGAACCGAATGGCTAACAGGATCAGGAGTGCCAGCAGGTGGCCTTGGGGATGAAAGAGACTTTTATCTCAACACTGACAATGGTGACATATACAAAAAGACCGGCCCGGCAACGTGGTCGTTTGTAACAAATATAAGCTCGTTTCTTGGTATAAATGATTTAACCAATAAAGACACTTTAGATATTGACGATTATTTAGTAACCCAAGAGGCGGGTAATACACTTAAAAAAGTTTCGGCCGTTTCGTTGGCCTACGGAAATGTTGATCGCTATCGCACAGAATATGATGATTTTTTATCCTCCGCAGTAGGGAGTAAACTAAGTTGGACCTCGGCTACGGCTGGGACTGGTGCTTCTGCACAGATAGGAACTTATGGAGTCAACGGCACAGAAAAAGCCATGGGAGTCGTGCAAATAGATACTGGCACAACTAGCACTGGAAGATGCACTTTTAGCAGGGCATTAAATCAATTTTTCTTGGGGTATGCGGCCTTTAATCAATATTGGCGTGTGGCCCTTGAGGCCCTTTCTAACTCAACTGATCGCTTCATCACCCATATTGGGTTTATTGATAATTCGGGGGCTGGCGAGCATACCGATGGCGTTTACTTTAGGCAAGTTGACAACGTAAATTCTGGGAATTGGCAGTGTGTTTGCCGAAATGCAGGCGTTGAAACGGTAGTCAATACGTCGGTATCACCGAATATACAATATAACATTTTTGAAATTGACGTGAACGAAGCCGCTAATGAAGTAAACTTTATGATTAATAATGTTCTAGTGGGGACAATAACTACTAACATACCAGGCCCAGCGGCGGCGGTAGGTATTGGCGTCAAGATTGAGAAGACCGTTGGAGCAGTACAAAGAAACTTGAGCATAGACTATTATGCAGAAAGAATAGAATTTCAATCAGGAGCAAGATAATGCCTTTTCCGACAACAACACAACAACGTGGTGATTATGAAGCAGACGTTAAGTTTGCTTATGAATTATTTTTTCAATTCAAATTAAAGAATATAAGTGAGGGTATCAATGCTCATCAGTCCTTGTGGCTTCACCATAGAACAAAAAAACTCGATGTGAATTTTATGGGCATACCTTTCGAGGTCGATGTCATAAATATGGGTGGTAGTGGTGACATCCAAACGGCCTGTATATCTCTCATGTATTGCCAGCCAGATGATATGACGCTGCCTTATCATTGGTTAAGTCAAGAGAGACTTAATTGGCTTGTTAGCGAAATGAAAACTCACTTAGGTTGGCCATGAACACTACTATTGTTTTTATTTTTGCAACAATAATCGCAATCATAATCTTTGACATTGTTATAATTGCAAAAAAGGGCAAATATGAATCAATCAGTGCCCACGTTATCAGAGCGTCCTATAAATATCCATTAATAGTGCTCCTTTTTGGTATAGTTTTAGGCCACTTGTTTTGGTCTATGAAAACTGAAGACTGGCAAGGAAAAATAAATTGCCAAGACAAAATCAATCATAATTAATTTTATATTATTATTTTTTTTATTGATTTAAACTGTAATAAAAAACATGGAGGTAAAAATGGATAAAACTTTAAAAACCATTCTTGTTGCCTTTATGGTTGGTGGAATAGCAAACGGAATTATAACATGGAGAGAGTTTGCTGTAGCACAAAACAAAATTTTAAACATAGAAAAAAGCCAAGAAGAACTAAAAGACGATTATAAAAAATCTCTTGATAAAATTGATTCAAAATTAAATAATTTTAGCAATGACATTACCGATCTTAAGGTAAAGACAACTCAGATACATGAAAGAATTATTAAATAAAAAATAAGGATTGGTTGTGATAGTAACACTTGCAGACATGAAAACTAGGTTAGGGATTTCAGATAATTCTCAAGATGCATTTTTAACCAGTGAAATAAATATAATGACAGAAGCAATAAATTCATATTGTGGAAGAGTGTTTGAGCAAGGAAGTTATGTTCAAACATTTTACTCTGATGATTATGAAAACCTTGTAACCAGTAAATGCTTTATCGATACATTTATTTATCCAATAGTCAGCATAACTCACGTTAAAGAAAAACAACAACAGAGCAATGGTTCTTTTGTTGAAACCGTAATTCCTGCCACAGAATATAGATTAAACAAACCTCTTGGAAGATTAATAAAAACTGAAGTCGGGTCACCTACAGAATGGTTTCAAGAATATGGCCACCCTTCTCTGGTTGAAGTTTCTTATTCTGCTGGTTTTGCAACAGTTCCACTTCCGGTTCAAGAAGTTTGTTATGCTCTTGTTGGTGAAAGATATAATAAAAAACAGGCCGGTGTTGATTTAAATTTTGGTAGCAATGTTCAAAGAATATCAATCCCTGGTGTTTTTTCTCTGGATTATGATTTTTCACTTCAAACCAATGAAGTGAAAAATACTTTTGGAGCAATCCTTGGTGATCAAAAAAACATTCTTGATTTTTACTTATCAGACAGAAGAATTGTTGGAGATATAAGGCCAATTTATGTCTAGTTTAAATAATTTATTTTGTTACATTATAAATCTAAAAGGTAAGACTGTTACGATCAAACGAGGAACCAACGAATATAATGTAATGATGGCACAATCTCATTATTTCAGAAATTCAGAATCAATTGAAGAGTCAGTTGTTACCGGCCAGGAATATGTTGTGTCTAAAAAAAGTTTAGACGATGTTACTTTTCCAGTTCCACCAAAAATCGGTGACTATGTTTTATTTCCAGAAAAGCAAAGGGCCATAAAAGAAGTATCTCCAATGGAAGGTCTTAAAGGCATTGTTATAGGATATAGGCTGAGGTTTGGTTAATGGATGTAGCTTTTTCTTACTCTATTAAAGACTCAGGAAAAGGCGTTAATGTTAAAGACCTTGAAAATGATCTAACTGGTGCAAAAACATTTGAAAATTTTTTAATAACATTAAAAAAGTTCCATTTAAAAACGTCAAGAAGTGTATTAAAAGAAGAACAGGTAAAAGGTTTTGATAAATACCCTAGAGTTATTGTTGATAATAGAAAAGATGTTCCAATAATAAATGTTAAAGATTTTGGTAAAATAGAATTTTTTGCAAGGGCCGTTGTGTCTGAATCTATTTTACAAATATTTGATGAAATAGAAAAAAGATCACCAGTTGACACAGGTCAATACAGGGCAAGTAATGTTGTTTTCTTCAACAAAAAACTTGTGGCAAAAAATAAAGCAGAGTTGAGAACATTTCTTGAGACACACCAAAAAACAGTTGGTTTCAAATTAAAAGACACCATTAGGTTTATTAATACAACTCCATACGCAAGAAGACTTGAATATATGGGTGGCAGAAGATCGCTAACTGGTGACTTTAAGGGAAGTAACCGTGTTTTTGGTGGAAGAAAAATAAAGTCTAAAAAGACTGGAAGGATATTAAAGAGGCCTAATGGAGCATATTATTTGGCCTTTGTTCTGGCAAAAAATAAATTTAGTGGAATATCAAGATTTATTAAATTTGTTTTCTTGCCAAATGGTGCCGATGGAATAAACATTGATCCATTGCCAGGTGAAAAACCATTGGTTTTTAAAAAAGGTAAAGGTGCAGGTAGGCCCTATCTTTTTCCGTCAATTATTATAAGATTGTCGGATCGGGGAATAATAGAAAAAGGTGTGGAGTATGAGTAGCCTTAACGTAAGAAATGATATTAAAGCTTTTTTTGCCATTGAAGCACCAACGGAAAATATTATTGATATAACTGCCATTTATGGCGAGTTGTCTGATGCCTTACTGGATAACACTCCATCGATAGGGCCAGAAGACAATTGGGTTGGTATTGATTTTATTCCAAGTGACGAAGAACCAGTTGGTTTGCATGCTAACAACACCCAGGGAAGATACAGGGAATATGGAATTGTAATGATCCATGTTGTCGAAAAGGTTATTAGTGGAGTAGATTTTGTCGATAGCATACTCCAAAGAAGTGAAGCGATCAGAGATAGTTTTAGAGGGCAACGGATTAATAATATTATTATTCAGTCGGTTACTCCACCAAACTTTAAGTCAGGTGCAACGCTTCAAATGGAAGACGGTTATCAGTCAGCTACATTTACTTTAGCGTATTATGCTGACATAAATTTATAGTTGTGTTTAAATTAATTATTATTTTTAAAAAAGGACAATAAAAATGTCATCATCAAACAGAATCAGAATTACTTCTATAGCAGAATCAACCTATGGCGTAACTCCAGGTGTGGGGAATTTTAACACAACAAGATACACTTCTGAAAGTTTGTCTGGGACTCCAGAAACTACAGAATCACAAGAAATTAGATCAGACAGACTTTCTTCTGGCCAGACTGTTGTTGGCCTGACTGTTGGTGGAGATTTAAATGGCGAATTGTCGAAAGATGCAGCCTTTGAAGCTTTCTTAGAATCTGCTATGTATTCAACATGGATTACAAGTGTTGCGGTAAACGCAGACCTTGATGTTGATGTTGTAAACAAAGAATTAACCAGGGTGGCAGGAAACTGGAACAGTGATGTTTTTGTTGGTGCCGTTTTAACTCTTACTGGTTTTGCAAACTCTGTAAACAACACTCAAGTAATGGTTATGGAAATTGTTTCAAACACAGTAATTAAATTTGCTGGCCCAGACACCATGGTTGATGAAAACGATACTGGAAATACTTTTAAAGTGGCAGATTATTTGGCCATTGGAACAACAACAAAATCATTCTCAATGGAAAAGGCCTTCCAAGATTTAACAAACAAAGCGATCAATTACACTGGTATGATTGTTGGAAGTTTGTCTTTAAATATTGCCTACGGTTCAATAGCAACATATTCACTCAGCTTTAGTGGTAATGGCCATGAACCAGTTGATGCTGCTGCCGACTTTATGACAGATGGAAGAACCATCAACGCAGCTTCAACAACCAATACTCTTAATGGTTCAGTTGATATGCCATTTTTCTGTAATAGCGCAGGTGGAAATTTTGAAGACTCTCCATTCTGTATTCAGTCAATCACAATTAACTTGAATAACAATTTAAGGCCACAAACTTGTATAGGCCAGGCTGCCCCAGATTTTCACAATGCTGGAAAAGCTGGAGTTGAAGCATCAATGACGGCTTACCTTGAAGACTCTGATTGGGCCTTATTGGATAGCAAAATAACTCAAGAACCATTTAAGGTTGGTGGTATCGTTAAGAACTCTTCTGGTGGTTATGGTTTTTATATTCCAGCATTACAAGTTAGTTTTGACGATCCAGCTTCAGCAGGTGAAAACCAAGACGTATTCTTAAATATGTCTGGTGTTGGAAAAGTTGGTTCAAACAGCGAAAAATCTCTTTACATTTTCAGATTCTAATTAACACACACACTAAAAACGGAGGGACTATGCAATCTAATTTGGACGCACTTTTTAAAACAAGCAAAGAACTTGAGAAATCTGGTAGGTGGTATGAGATTAACGACCGAACCTCTTTCCTGGTTAAAAGATATGGTGGTTCAAATTCAAAAAAGCTTGAAGAAAGTTTTGCAAAACATTACAGACCTTACGCTGCCATAATCGAGAGAAATGGCTTACCTGAAGAAAAAACAAATGAAATTTTGGCGACGATCTTTGTAGAAAGTTGTTTGATTGACTGGAAAGGAATTGACATTGATGGAAAAAAAGATGTTCCATACAATCAAGAGTTGGCAATTAAACTATTCCAACTCCTTCCAGATTTGCTGAAGACTCTTATGGAGTATGCACAACAACCTGGATACTACAAGGAAGAGTTAGAACAAGCGGGAAACTAATAAAAAGATACCTTCTTTGGTATCTTGAGTTTTCTGATAGTTTAGAATTTTACTACAATTTTTTACTTCCTAATGGAAAAATAACTCCAGACAGAATGGAACCAGAGATAGGGCCATTGTCATTCTACGTTCAATGTTTTTTTGAATTAAGCACATCAAGGCAATCTGGCCTTGGTGTTGCACCTATTTCATTTGAACAAATATATAAATTTGCTATTATTAATGAATTAGAGGATTATCACTCTTTTAATTATTTAATAAGAGTTTTAGATGGGTGTTACTTAAAGTTTCACTCAGAAAAACAAAAGGCCAAACAAAATGCCTCAACAAACAGAAGTCAGGGCAATACGGATAGAGGTAAAGTCGTCGGGGCAAGGCGAAATAAAAAGATTAAATAAAAATCTTGTCGATCTTAATAAAAATGTTAAGTCAATGACTTCTGGTTTTAGTTTTTTAAAAACTTCTTTCTATGGGCTTATTTCTGCTTTTGGTATTTCTCAATTAAAAACAATGGCAGATTCTTTTCAGTTGATAAACGATAGAATAAAAGCATTAACCTCAAACTCTGATGAAGCACAAAGAATATTTGATGGATTGTTTCAATCTTCAAAGTATTTAAGAACAAGCTTTGATTCAATGGGAACAAGTTTTTCAAGATTAAATCTTGCTCTTGCAGAATCGAGAATTTCATCTGAAGCAATGCTTGGATTAACTGTTTCATTGCAAAATACATTTAAGGTGGCAGGAACAGGAATTTCAGAAACAACAAATACAATAATTCAGATTGCACAAGCATTGGGAACTGGAACAATTAGAGGTGACGAGTTCAGATCGATCATGGAACAAAACACTGTATTAGCTCAATTACTTGCCAAAGAAATGGGCGTTACAACTGGCCAATTAAAACAATTATCACAAGAAGGTAAATTAACTTCTGATGTTATGGTTAATGCCTTGGCAAAAAGTTTCGATGAAACAAATATGAAGGCCAGGGCAATGGGAACAACATTTGAACAGGCCATAGCAATAGGAATGGATGCTGTTAGATATGAAATAAACGAATTGAATAAACAATTTGATATAAGTGGGAAATTTGCCAAGGGTATAATTTTTATTACAAACAACATAGGTCTTTTTGCTGGTGCAATAACTTCACTTATTGCCACCGGAGCGTTGTTAAAATTTGTCACATATTTAAAGGCAATTGAGTTCAGTGTTTCTGGTTTGGCAAAAAGCACAGGTTGGGCCTTATTAATATTTGGACTAACTCAGATCGTGGCAAATTTTGATTTGGCAGCAGCATACGCAAATAAGTTTTTCCTGGTTCTTCAAGATGGTGTGTTTACTGTTCTTAAACCTCTTGCAAATTCTCTGATTGATTTTTTAGGTGACTCAAGTTTGGCAAAAAAAATAATTGGAAGTGAAAAAGACGTTGAACTGGTTAAGAATTTTTCAAAAGCGTTCATTGGTGTTGCAAGCAAAAATGTTAAAGATGATCTGGCAAAAGTTAATGCTGAAATAGAGAAGTTAAGAAAACCAAAAACTGAAACAAATTTTGAAGATCAGTTGTTGAGATATAAAAAGGCTTTACAAGATTTTGCAAAGTCTTATCGCTCTCCAGTTGATAGAACAAAAACTCCATTCTATGAAATAAATAGATTGTTAAGAGAAGGCATAATAACTCTTGAAGAGTACAATAGAAGATTGTTTGCAATAAGAATTGATATAATTAATAAAAAAATCGAAAAAGGAACCGATGATCTGGCCGACTACCATAAAGAGCTAAGAAAGATAAACCAGGAAATGGTTTCTATGGGCCAAATATTCTCACTTAATGAGCAAGCAGCATTAGGTTTAAGAGATGGACTTGTTAGAGTGGCAACAGAGTATGGAAATGTGGCCCAACAATTATCAAACACTGTTTATGATGCCTTCAATAAACTTGAAGATGCTATTTATGAATTTACCAAAACTGGAAAATTAAGCTTTAAAGATTTTACAGATTTTGTAATGGAAGAATTGACAAGAATAATTATTAGAGCGGCCCTATTGGCACCATTATCAAATATAGCTGGAAGTTTTTTAAGTAGTTTTGGTGCTGCTTCTGGTTCTGGTGCTGGAACAGCAGGTGCTACAGATTTGGCGTCTGGTGCTGCTGCTGGAACTGCATATAATGGTAAAGCATTTTTTGGTGGAAATGTTATACCGTTTGCCAATGGTGGAATTGTTGACAGGCCAACATATTTTGGAATGTCGAGAAACAGAACCGGACTAATGGGTGAAGCTGGCGCAGAGGCGATACTTCCACTTAGAAGAGACTCAGAAGGAAGACTTGGTGTTTCCACAGAAGGCGGTGGAACCAATGTTATTGTCAATGTAATTAATCAATCTAATGGAAGCGTTCAACAAAAAGAATCTACAAACTCTAATGGCGATAGAGTTATTGATATTATTATTCTGGATAAAATTAAAACAGCTATAGCAGAAGGGAAGCTTGATAGGGCAATGGGTGAAACTTATGGCCTAACGAGAAGGGGTAGATAATGGCAGAAACATTTCCAGCTTCACTGGCACAAAAACTTCTCGAATCTGGTTTCTCTTACGATAAAGGTTCCACAGTTGTTAGGTCAAGCAATGATACTGGCCCAAATAAAGTCAGAAGACGTTTTACGGCACCAATAAACACTATTGCTGGTTCAATAGAATTAAACTTAAATGATTTTAACACTCTTGAGGAATTTTACGACACAACTCTTAATGGTGGAGTGAAAACATTTAACTACAACCATCCTATTACTGGCGTTGTAACAGAGTTTAGATTTTTAACTGAATATAATATGATTCCGATTGGTGGAGAATATTTTCTAGTCAACTTCCAATGGGAGATAATACCATAAAATGCCAAGGCAATTATCAAACAACTTATTGTTCGAGATGTTGGAAAACGATAGCAATGATCCGTTTCTTGCTTTGCTAACTTTAAATCATGATGACTTTGATCAACCAGTTCGATTGGTTAACAACACCGTAAACATTGATTCAAGAGGTGAAACTTATTTAGCTTTTCCATTTAAGTTTGTCCTTTCAACAGATGATGGCGAATCTGATCAGTATGTTAAAATCGAAATGGATAACAGTTCACTTCTATTAATGGAAAAACTAAGATCAATAACTTCACCTGTAACTGTTACAATAGAAATGGTTTTGGCATCAACACCTGGAACAGTTGAAGTTGGGTTGGGTGAATTAAAACTGAGAAACATTGCCTATAATGCACAATCAATATCTGGAACATTATCATTAGATGACTTTTTAAACACGGATTTAACAAGTGAATCATATTCTCCAACAAGCTACCCAGGAATCTTTTCATAATTTGATTGGGATTTCATACAAAGAAAAAGATTGCTATGAAATACTAATTGATTTTTACAAACAGGTATTATCTGTTGACCTTGATATTCTTTATAATATTAAGAGGCCTACAAACACAGAGATAAAAAACCTTGTTGGAGATGAATCTGGAAAATTTATAAAAGTTCATAATCCTCAATTTGGTGATATTATTTTGTTTAACATCATTGGCCTTCCGTGTCATATCGGTGCGTATTTAGATCGAAAAACTTTTTTCCATACTACAGTAAAAACTGGTAGCATCATAGATAGATTTGAAAATTGGCAAAAAAGAGTAATAGGTTTTTATAGGCATCCAAAATTGGTGATCAATGAGTAACATCAGGGCAAGAATAAATCCATTGTCTGGAAATGAAATACTTCTTTCATATAATAAAGAAAAAAAATTATATGAATACTTTGATGATCTTCTCGAAAAATATCCAAATAGAAGGGAAGCTGAAAAATATTTTAAAATATTTATCAACGGTTATGAAGTTGACAAAAAGCATTGGAAATATATTAAACCAAAGCCAAGCGTTTCAGTTGTCATAGCTCTTGTTCCTGGTAACGATCAAACCATAGGACAGTTGGCCATTATATCTGCTGTTATTGCCGTAACAGTTTTTACTCCAGTTGGCCCAGCAGGTTTTACAGCAGGTCAAGCATTTTTAATTAGGGCCGGTGTTGCCATTGGTGCAACATTGTTGGTTAATTCTTTAATCACACCACAGGCAAATGCATTTTCTTTTGGTGAGACATCACAAGATGAAGGTCAAACTTTTTCGATAGCTTCTCAATCAAACATTTTTAAGAAATATGGAAAGGTTCCTAAAGTTTATGGCAAGCATAAAATGTTTCCTATTGTTGTTGCTAATCCATATACCGATCTTGAACTAGATCAAAGAACAAAAGAGTTGGTTCAATATTTTTATTGCATTTATGACTTTGGATTAGGGCCAGCGTTTGTTGAAGATTTAAGAATTGGCGATACTCCAATAAATAACTTTTTAGATGTTGTTCAAAATGATGATGGAGGGTTTGATGTAGTAAATGCCAGGTATAGATTTGTTGATCCGAACAAACCAGACACGGATGAAGGTGTTTGGGATGAAAAAGTTAATAAAACATTTGAACTTTATAAAGGCGATGTAACACAATCTGAAGTTAGTGTTGCCATAAACAGGAACAGAGATAATGACCTTGGTTCAACTGTTGCCGATTATCAGGCAGTAAGAAACTGTGAAGCAAATATTAGAAGTGAAAAACAGGAAATTGTTCTTGGTTTTATTTTTCCACAAGGCCTTAAAACATTTGCAAGCAACGGTTCTAGTGGCCAGAGAAACGTACAAATTCTGGTTGAGTTTGCTGAAGATGGAACAGAAGATTGGAGAAGGTGTGACGATCTAAATTATGTTGATGACTTTGAGTATTATGAGCAAGAAAGTTCAATGGCGAAAATTCCACAGAACTTATGGAATGACACAAGTTTAAATCAGGATTTTTTACATGAACTAGACAGCACAAGTTTTTACACTGGAGTCATTTCTTCAAATACAGAAATAACTAGCGAAGTATTCTTTTCTGATAGATACAATTTCCTTGATGAAGACTTTAGATACCCTGAAGGAAAACAGAATGTTCCAGATACAAACATCTTCTGGCCAATAGGTAATTATGGTTTTTTTATAAGACAGTATGGAATAAGAAAAGGTTACACAACAAAGATTTTGTTAAACATACAAGCACCTGTTGGTTGCAACATTTTTATTAACGGCCAAGAGATAGGAACTGTGACTGGCCATACAGCTTATATGTCTGGTTACTACAACCATATAACTCCAGCTAAAACATCTGTTGTTTTATTTATTGATTATGTGAGACGTAATTTTGGATTAAATACAAATACGTTTTACTATAAAGACCATGAAGCACTTGGCGACAATATACCAAACAATGATTTTAATTTCTTTGAAATAAGAGTTCCACAAGATGGAACAAAAACATTTTATGGTAACCAGCAAAAGCCAATGTATGGTTCCATTAGGTTTGCTCCAAAATCAAAAGAATCTTTAAAGGTAAGAGTAACGAGAATAAGAAGTTATCTTGGTTACGCTTATCAGATACTAGACAACATGACATGGTTGTATTTAACAACTAAATTTGAAACTCAAACAATCTCCACAGACAAACGGCATGTTTTTCTTGAATTAAAAATAAAGGCCACAGATCAACTTAATGGTGCGATCCAAGATTTGTCTGGTATCGTAACATCTGTTTTAGACGTTTACGATGAAAACACAAGCACATGGAATAAAGAATTATCTGAAAATCCTGCATGGATATTTGCTGACATTTTAAGTGGTGAAGTTAATAAAAGATCGATAGCAAAATCAAGATTAGATACAGCTTCCCTGGTTGAATGGGCAGAGTATTGTGACGAGGTTCCAACAGCACCAAGTAACATTGATGCTTATATTAACCAAAGATTTAAATGTGGTTTTATTTTGGATTATAATGCCACAGTTATTTCTTTGATAAACCAAGTGTGTTCATCGGCCCAGGCATCGATGTCGGTAATTGATGGGAAGTATGGCGTATTAATAGACAAACAAAAAACAAACCCAGTTCAAATATTCACTCCAAGAAATTCAAGTAACTTTGCTTCAAATAGAAAGTATGTAGATATTCCACATGCCCTAAAAGTTAAATACATTGAACCGTCTTCAAATTGGGAAATTAGAGAGAAGATTGTTTACAGTGATGGCTTTAATGAATTGAACGCAACAACCTTTGAAGACATCGAGACATTTGGCGTAACCAATAATGAACAAGCATACAGATATGGTAGATACATGCTTGCTCAAGGAAAATTGAGGCAAGAAAATATTTCAATCAATGTTGATTTTGAACATCTGGTTTGTGTTCGAGGCGATTATGTAAAGATCACACAAGATGTAATGATGGTCGGTGGAGTTCCGGCCAGGGTTAAAGCTGTTTCAGGTAATGACATAACAATTGATAATAAATTTACAACTGAAATTAACATTGATTATGGTTATACGTTCAGAACAAAAACTGGTGAAGTAAAAACATCAACCATGACAATCAACTCTCCAACAACAGCAGAGGTTGATGGTGATATTCCAGAAGTTGGTGATTTAATAGTTTGGGGTGAAGTTGGAGAAATAACTTTCGATTGTATTGTTAAATCTATAATTCCATCCGATGATTTAACAGCACAGCTTATTCTGGTTGAAAAAAATGATGCAATATTTGATGCTGAATCTTCAGATGAAATTCCTTTATACAATCCGTTAATATCTTCAATTAAAGATAGTGAATCTTCACCGCCATCGGCAGTTGAAAATTTAGCAATTACAGATAATAGTTATGATTGCAATGGTTCACAGTATGAATATTTTGTTGACATGTCATGGTCTATACCACTTGGAACAGTTTATGAAGTCTTTGAGGTTTATGCTGATTTTGGCCTTGGTTATTCTATTGCTGGTTACACTAACAATCTAAATTATAAATATATTGTTGATGCTGGCAATTTAAGTATTGAACATAAGTTTAAAGTTTTGGCAGTTAGCTCAACTGGTGCAAAAATATCTTTAGGTCAAGCATTAGAAGTTTCTGCCACTCCATTGCCTAAAACATCTGCGCCAAAAAATGTTGAAAACTTTAATGCAAATATAACCAATGAAACATTACAGCTTGATTGGGATTTAATAGATGACTGTGATGCTGATGGATACTTAATAAGATTCTCTCCATCGTTAACTGCTACCTGGCAATCATCGATTCCATTGCTGGAAGTAAGTAAAAATACTTCAATGATAAATTTCCAGGCAAGAGTTGGAACTTATTTTATTAAGGCCAAAGACTTTGCTGGTAACGAATCAGCAGATGCAGCACAAGTTAAAACTTCAATACCTAATTTATTTAATTTAAATGTAGTTGAAGAAACAAATGACTTCCCAACATTTCCTGGTGCTTTAGATAAGGTTGAAGATTTTAGTGGAAGTTTAATTTTGGAAGAGGCCATATCAGGCGGCCCAGGCGTTATTCAATATTATCCTGATGGTGAATATTTCTATGAAAACTTCTTAGACCTTGGAGATGTTTTTACTGTTAGACTTCAATCGCTGATAGAGGCCGAGGGCTATACCATTGATGATCTGATGTCAAACTGGAATACATTGTCTGAAGTGGCAGTTTTAGGATCAGTTCAATCCAGCGATTGGAATGTTGAGACATATTACAGGGCCAGAGATTCCATGGTTGTTATGGCCGATTGGACAACGCTTGACTCTGTTGCAACACTGGCAGCAGGCGCAGAGGCCGATTGGATGGCATGGAGAAAATTTACGGTTGGAGATTTTACTGGCCGACTGTTCCAATTTAAATTGAAACTTATTTCCAATGTTCCAAATGTAAGCCCTAGAGTTATTGATGCTGAAATTAGGTCTGATATGCCTGATAGAATTGAATCTTACAATAATCAGTCAGCACCAAACACAGGTTTAACCATTACATATTCACCAGCGTTCTATGGGCCAGGAACAACTCCGACCATTGGGATAACTCAGGACAACGCACAACAGGGTGATTATTATGAAATTACAAATAGAACTTTAGAAGGATTTGACATACAATTTTTTGATAAAGATGATGTTGCTGTAGCAAGAACATTTGATGCGATGATTAAAGGTTATGGAAGAAACTACACTTCAACAATTTAATGTGAGGATTAATTAATGGATACAGGAATTTTTTCAAATATAAATCCGTTGGTGACTAGCGGAACTCAATTGGCCTCACTTTTAAATTTATTTAAAGACGGTGTTGCCAATAATCAAAAAACAACAGATGGAACAAGGCCAACAAATTTAACATCTGGAGGGTTGTGGGTTGATGCTCAGAACTCTCCATATTATGTTTTGAAACAATACGATGGAACAACAGATCATACATTATTGACTTTAAATATTTCTACAGGAATTTTAAGTCTTGGAAGCCAGGCCGATAGTTTGACTATAACAAAAAACAGCGATGATTCTGTTGGCCCGTATTTAAATTTATTTAAAAGAAGAACCGCTGGGACAGGACAAACTCAAGATGGAGATACTTCTGGTGAGTTAAGATTTTCTGGTAGAACAGATGCAGGCGTTGAGGAATTATTAGCAAAAATTCAAGCTTATGTTACAGATGATATAACATCTTCAAATCAAGGTTGTGATTTATTATTTTTCACAACACCTGATGCTGGTGCCACTTTAACTCAAAACATGACATTAAAAGGAAGTGGATTATTAGGCATTGGTGAAACGTCTCCAGCGGCAAGAGTTCATGTTAATGGGAGTTCAACAACTGGAAACATTAAAAACGAATTAGTTGAAGATTCAACAGTTGGAGCTACATTAACTCAAAAGAAAAGAAGATCAACAGGTAATGGCCAAGTATTAAATAATGACATCATTTCTAATTATATATCAACAGCGCATGACCAGAACGGAGCAGAGCAAACTACATCTAAAATAGAATCTAAAGCAATTCAAAATATTACAAATACAGAACATGGAACTGAAATTAACTTTTACTCAGTCAAGACAGGCGAAACATCATTGTCTTTGGCAATGAAATTAAAAGAAGGAAAAATATTAAATGCCGATGGAAAACATTTATTAGAATATTCTGAATCTTCATTACTTCAAGACGCTTCGGCCACAAGAAATTTAATAACATTAGATGGTTCTGTTTACGGTTGTTACGTTATTGAAGCATTGTTTTACGGCAGAGACAACACTCCAGAGACAAGGGCACAAAAAACAACAATTAATGCAGTTTATAATTATAATACATCTCAATGGATTTATTCTAAAAAAGATGAAACTTTAACTGACACAGCAAAATTAATTGAATATAGTTTTACTAACGGAGCGTCTTTGGTTATTGACTATGTTAACCAATTCGTTAATGCTAATTTCTTGGATGGTTCTATTCATTTAATCATTAAAAGAGCATTGAGGGCATAATATGAATAAAAATTTAATTACATTAATTTTGACATTATTAATTATTCCAACGGTTTTATTGGCATCTGGAGGTACAACATATTTAGATGACGATAAAATTAATTTTGGTAGCTCTGCACTTGGAACCAGAAAATTATGTTTTGATGAAACACCAGATTCAACTTCGGTTTGTTTAAATGTAAATCCATCAACCGATGATGCAACATTATTTACAGATAATTTTACAATTGGTGAAGGGATTGATGAAGACCTTAAAATTAAATTTGACTTTGGTTCTGGAACGGGAAATGGATACATTGGATATGATACAACCAGCAAAAAGATTGTTGTAAGCCATGATGGGAGTGATGAATTTTCACTAAGTCGAGGCGGTGCCGGTGGAGAAAACTATTTATCCGATGGTTCATTTGAGGCCGCATTTTCTGGAACATGTAACACTGGAACATGTACTAACCCTGACACAGGGGCCATCCAAGAAGGAGCTAAAGCGTTAAATATTTCTTTGTCATCTCAGATTGGTGACGTTGAATATTGCGTGACTAATACCGCATGGGCCGGACAAAGCATGACCATTAGTGCGTTTTTAAAAACGTCTAGCGCGCTATTTAATTTTTGTTCTTCTGACGATAGTGGTTCAGGCGATGACTGTCTCGATGTTTCGTCCGAAGATGTTTTTAAAGAATATTCTCTTACCCGCATCATACCAGCGTCAGGAAAAGGCTGCTGGCGTATAACGTCCGACTCGTCTACTACTGCTTCAATTCGTGTTGATGCTTCTAAAATATTTAATTTGAGGCCGCAGGCGGTTTCTAAGATTTATAAACAACAGTTAAAACATAGTGCTTCTGGCTCATCGCTAACGGACAGGACAGGCGAATTAGAGTTCAATACTTCTAATTTTACATTAACAGGCGACGACTTAGTGACGCTTGATAACTCGGACGGTACTAGAACAAAGTTTATATGCAAAAAAACTCAAGGTTGTATTTTTAGGGGTTATTTTAATGGCGAGGCTTCGGACAGTACAACTTCTCAAGCTGCGGTTGTCTATAAAGACATTGCAGAAGGTGCGTTTACTGATTTGGCTGTTTGTGGGAATAGCTCTGTCCACCCGACGAGTTCTTACGAAACTACTTTAACTTCCGCATTTAACTGTAAAGTGGCGTATAACGGATTTATCACAATCAGATTTTTTCAAGACTTAGCAAATACTTCTACGGCTGCCCATGTAAACATGGAAGTTGAAAGCATTGAGCAAGATCAAGTAATAACTTCACAAGGATTTAACGGCGCGGGTTATAAATTTACTAACCTTCCCGGGTGCGATACTACAATAACCTCCGGCTCCTTCACAGACGTAAGTGACGTTGATTGTAC